CCTAACAAAATATACACATCGGAGGTAAACAATCCGTTTTACTTTCCTTTGCTGGGTATTAATACTATTGGCACTGGTGATATACTCGGCATTAGTACGGCGGCAAAGGCTCTGTCAGAAGGTCAGTTTGGTCAGTTCCCATTGTACGCCTTTACAACGGATGGCGTATGGGCATTGGAGGTGTCGAATACTGGCTCATACTCGGCACGACAGCCGATTACTCGTGATGTGTGTATCAATGCGGATAGCATTACGCAGATTGATAGCGCAGTGCTATTTGCAACGGATAGAGGTATTATGTTATTGCAAGGCTCGGAGAGTATGTGTATATCGGATATTCTTGACAGCAAAGAGGGCTTTGCCATTACAGACCTGCCGTGGGGAGAACAACTCGTAGGTAAATCGGGATTAGCGAAAACAGACTTCAATATCGTGCCTTTCCGAGAGTTTCTTGCTGGGTGTCGTATGCTTTATGACTATACGCATCAACATATTATCGTCTATAATCCAAACCACACCTACGCTTATGTGTATTCGTTGGAAAGCAAGGCGTGGGGTATGACACATAGTGATATAGCATCGAGCGTTAATTCATACCCCGAAGCATTGGCGATGACACACGCAGGCGAATTGGTGGACTTTTCGCATAGCGATGTAACGCAAGGCTTGAAAGGTGTATTGGTAACACGCCCATTCAAACTGGGTGCACCTGACTTGCACAAGACGATAGACACTATTATTCAGCGAGGGCATTTCCGAAAAGGGCATATTAAGGTGGCTCTATATGGCTCACGCAACCTTTATGATTGGTTCTTGATTTCATCGTCAATAGACCACTATTTACGAGGTTTTAGAGGCACGCCATACAAGTACTTCCGCCTTGCGCTTTTGTGCGAATTAGACCACGATGAGAGTGTTTACGGCTGTACCATACAATATACACCAAGGTTGATAAATCAACCGAGATAACAAAGAGGGGACTTCAAAACGAGTCCCCTCTTTCAACAACATTCATTAACCTAAAAAGGCGTTTGTGCGCGCCTTACTCTTCCACATCGAGCATTAAGATGGTTGCGTATCTGTTCCTCTATGCTATCCAATTTGCTCTGCCAATTTGATTGACTGCTGGGATTTGTGATGCTCATCCAGTCCGCCAAAACTCGACAGACCATATACTCGTGTACCAGTTTAGTAATTAGCGATACGGTGGATTTGGAAAAATCATCAGGCACAAGCATACTAATCTGATACTGCTCTTTGACCGAAAGACTATTATCCTGCACCTCCTCGCTATCACACGGCTCTTTGGTGTATGGATACATCATCTCTACGCACTCTGCGTGAGCGAGGTCGAGTATTCGGTTTACTCGGTCTATATTGCCGTCCTGTGCAATATCGAACACTTGATGTTTTGCGTGTTCATTATCTGTGCGCATTACATCTCCCTCCACAAAGGCATAGTTCTCTATGTCATAGAGTAAATTCTGCCTTGTAAAGGTTAGTTCGACTATCTTTGTCCTTTTCGCTATCATCCTACTAAATTTTAAGCAACGGTTGTGCGTGTCGGGCGTACTCGTTTATTGACCGCCTCGCGCAACTCTTCAAGGTTAGCAGCTGCCAGCGTTACATAGTCTGTTGCATCGTTCTTGTTGGTAATGGTAAACCAATCTCCAATAGCCGTGTTTACAAGGTATTGGTGCAATGCCGCAGAAATGGTTTCGCTGGTTGCCTGATTGAAATTGGAAGGCATAACCAATGCCAACTGGATTGTGCCATTCTTGGAGAGCAACTTGTTGGTTGCGGTGGTTCCCGACTCCTCGATATACTCGCTCAATTTGGTTTTGAGGTTCGCAAAGGCGTTGCCTAATGAGCGCAAGATTTGGTTCTCGTTCTCCTCGTCCTCGTTCGCCTGCATATGAGCGACCTCCTCGTGGTTGTTGCCAGTTTGACGACTACGCCCTGTGAGGTAAGTTTTGTTCTGTACATCATAGAGTAACTCCGAGAGGTACAGCGTAACGGTAAGTGTTTTCTTTGCCATAGTGTTTCTTATTATATTATACTTGTTAAACTGCTACTCTGCGAGGTTTTTTACGGTGGTAAATTTTACGCATCACATCGTCCATCATATTAGTAGCCTCTAATGCGTAACTATCCGCCTCGGTCTTGTTTGTGAATTTATACCACTTGCTTACGATGTAAGACACGAAGAAACTAAACAACGAGGATTGTATGCTGTCCGTCAAAGATGTGTCAAAAGATGAAGACATCTCCAATTCAGCCACATAGTTGTTGCCTAATTCTACACCGTGGCTTTCGGGGTGGCTACTGACTTTTACTATGAATTGTTTGAGTTGCTCGGTAGTAGCACTACACGCCTCTGCCCAAAAGCGTTCCAACATCATACGGTCTGCATCGGTGGTAAATATGCGCTCGTAGGCACTCTCATCACCCTGCATCTTGATACCTGCGTATGTAGTGGTCTTTGCTACCTCATCATACACATATACCTTATTTACATTCAATGTAATGTTTACCATATCACAAATATATCTAACAGATTATCTACTGCGCTTTATTTGTTAATCTATTGCGCCTCCGTTGTTCTCGTTTCTTGATGTCAAAAAGCCTATAAGAAACGCCTATCCCAACATACGGGGAAAATTTCATATCTCGTGTTACTCCTACACCCACTTGTAAACCAATACTCCATCTGCTCGGTTCTTTGTACACGATATTTGTAGTACGGTTGAAATTAAGGCTATCCAGCGATTGCTTGTATCCACTCACATACGCTGTATATCCCTCGCCCTCGTATCTCTTTTGGGTTATAGGAACCTCTACAACTACACTATCAGGAGCAATGTTCTCGCTCGTGTTCTCTGTCGTTTTGTTCGGGAAGTTATCTTCCTTATCATCTATGCCGGGAACACTTTTGCTGAAATTTGCTACACTATCCTTTTCAATTTCGTGGGTTTTAGGACTTTTAGGCTCGCTTTTGAGCGTTTTAGGTGCGCTTACTGGTAACTTTACGGCTACGCTACCCAGTGGTTTTTCCTCCTTGGGGACAGGTATTTCCACTCGCACGGTGTCATATACTTTTAGGGTGTCAGTCGATAGAATATCTCCTTTTCGTACAGCATTATTGTACCGTACACCTTGAAAGATGTTAAGACACAATAGTACCCCAATAAGCACACACACTAAAATCTGCCCTATCTTTCTCATACTACATCTATTTGTATGGGTTCTTTCTTGTCGCTTGCCTCTTTCAGTAATGCATACAATCGCTTGAAGGTGGCGGTAGAGTTCACTAACTTGCCTACACTCTTATTCTCTCCAACCAATATGCACCCTCCGCTATCCTCGGCAGTATTGCCGATGTGAATTAAGATGCCATCAAAATGAGGCACATTCAAAAGACGAGGAAGGTATCCTTTGCAGAAATTATACTGCTTGCAAGTTTTGAACTTGGGCGACTGAACCGAAAGTGTGATATAATAAGTGCCATAAGGGATTGCTGTTTGCGCAAATACTTTCTGTTCGCCCTCGTCCAACAAGTCGCCATCTTTGTTTATATCGCGCACCTTATCCTCCAAAGTGTCGCAAAATCGCTCTCCATTGACATATAGTCTGCCGATGGTGTAGTTTGGTTTGAGAGCGATGCGTTTAAGTTGCAGTTTCATATTAGTCGTTTAGTTTGTGGTAAAAATCAAGTCTTATCCTTGCATATACAGCCTCTACATTGGTGAAGGCTCGTGCATTATTCGGGTTTTCGGAATACACCTCGCGCTCAACAACCTCCGCTACCCAATCAATCCATTCAGACGATGTGAAGTGCGTTAATGTTTTGCCTCTGTATCGAGTGGTATCAAAGCGGCTGTTTCTATCTTCGTGGAGGTTACACAGCAAAGTGCGTATCTTTTGTTTGGTTGCCTCCTTATTTATGATGTTATTCTCCTCGCGCACCTTCTTGATGATGCGACAAACACGCTCCACAGACAAATCAAAGCAGGTGTTAGAGATGCTTTTTATCTGTAAGAGCGTTGTAGGACGCATACCATCGGCAATATCGTTCAAGAGTTCATTCTGAGCATTGGTAGTAGCCAACAGGTCGTCCATCACTTTGGCGTTTTTAGTTATCATATTGTCGATAATACTTTTGAACCACCTAAAAATGACAACCCACATAAGTAACGACAATACGATAAATGCCGCACCTGTCATTACTATTGCCCCTACATCACTAATGCCTTTGGCAACATCTATAACTCCTTGTACTTCATCCATCGCTACATATCATATTTATTCCAATCAACACTGTCTTTCTTCGCCCAGCCTTCTGACAATGTGGTTTGGATATACAGCATTGCCTTCGTGTAGAAGTCCGAGAACTCCTCCAAGTCTGTAAACTTGTGGTATAGTGGCTCGTCATCACTGCCAAACTTAAATGTTACAGGCAGTGTCTTACCATTGGTCTGTACCGCCAAGTCGTATGCGGCTTTATAGTTGAACTGGTTTTCCGATGATAACCACACCGACATACCATTCCACTTAAAGCCCGATAAAATCTTCTCGTCTATCTGCTTATTGTACCAACCGATGACGGTCTGCTTTATCTCGGCGATAGTAGGCAGATGGTTGAATATGTGTTCCATATACGAGAAATTGCCTGACTCCTCATTCTGTGAGAAGTCCCAGCAAATGGCATAATACCCCCTGCGCCTATTTGCGCAACGGATATAGTTCTGTTCTGCTCCCTCTACTCTGTTCATAGGTCGTCTGCTTATAGTTTAACAAAGGCGGTAGCGAGTAAAGCTGCGCCCCTTTATAGCCTCAACACTTGCATATATAGGCAAACCCTCGGCACGCATCTGGTCAAGAATGCTATAATTCTCCGAGTCGCCTGTAAAGAATTTACACTCTCTACCATTCTTGCGGCGAATATGAACGACATACTTTCCCTTTGGCTTTGTAATGTCTTCGGGATATGTGAAAGTTGGAGGCGGTGTTTCGCCTCTATCCGCATAGTTCTGTAATCTTCGCGTTGCATTCTCAACTTTACGCTCAAAGTCTTTCATCTGTGGAGAGGTAATAATATCGGTTTCAAAGTCCAATACGAGGAACTCCTCGCCCTCTAACTCACTAATGTTAATCTCTCCACAAGCAAAACGCTTTTTGCCATCGAGGTACTTGGGTTTAATACCCAAACTTTTCAGTCGTTTATACTCTTCCATACTTATTCCTGTAAGTGTCTTAAATAAGTTTCGGCAATTACCGTGTTTACATTGCCCATATAGTGAGGCAATGAGTTGTATCCTTCGTTTTGCGCTCTTTACTTTATGTAGTTTTCGAGCAGCATTCTGTTTGTTGCGTTTACGCAATAGGGTATGTGTAGGATAAATCACATAACCCAAGAAATCAAGACCGCTTTCTATCGGAAATACACGCTCATTGGGTTTTATCTCCAAGTCTATCATCTTCACTCGCTCGTGAATAATGTTGCGTGCTTCCCAGCACTCTTTCTTTGTAGCAAAGTGAGCGTCTATATCATCACAATATCTGTAATAATTCTCTACTCCCACTTTATCCTTGATGTAGTGGTCGAGGAACATAGACAAGAGGATATTACCAAAAGCCTGTGAAGACCTCAAACCAATACTCAATCCATTAGGTGTCATCCTAACAAATCGCTCTAACATTGTAAGCAAGATTTTATCCTTAAACATTCTGCGCAAGCAGAACATCATAAATTCTTGCCCGATGTTTTCATAGAACTTCCGCACATCACCCTTGTAGATGTATCGCATCTTTTCAGGGTTTTCCTTAATATCCCTGCGGATATAGTTTAGGAGGTCGTGCATACCTCGGTTTTTGATGCTTGCGCCAGTAGTGCGAATATATTTAGCATATACATACTGCTCTACAATATTCATAATGGCGTGGCAACCGATGCGCCTATATATATCTACGCTCTGTATGCGCCTCACCTTTCCTCTTTCGGTTATCTCTCGTTCATAATAACCAGCAAGACGGAATGTGCCTGTTCTAATCTCGTGCGTCAGTTGTTGTTTTACCTGCTCCTTATTATTGAGGATATACCTACCAATAGGAGTCCTTTTTCTGTCCGAACCTCGAAGCACCGTTTTAATTGAGTTTTCGAGATTTTCATCGGCAATTATCTCGTCTATAAGACCTTGATTTTTGCCAATTCTTTTCATTGTACGCCTTCAATTTTTTGGAGTCCGACTTCTTCGGCTGACGATAACGCCCCTACCAAACTCTACTCCGTGGTTTATCTTTCAGTTTTCCGCAATTCTGCGCTGTTACTGTGGCTCATCTCCCTTTGCGCTACGGAGGGTACTCGTACCCGATGTAGTAGGCAAATATGTTGTAGTTATACTCTTTATATGCAAAAGTATCTACCGAAAGCGTAAAAACACTTTTATCTGTTAATTGACTGCAAGGCGAGAACCGTAGTTCGTGTTCGCATTCGACGAGTCGTTGTTCGCATTCGCATACGCAACACCGCCATTCGCATTCGCGTTGTTGTTCGAACGGAGCACCACACGGGAGCCGGGGAGAGTCCGCCATTTGCTTTATGGGCGGTGGAGGGCAAACTGCGTTCGCCCTCGCACCACGCATATCGCTTATTTTTGGCTGGGTTATGCAAACATTCCAGCCTCCTTGAATTCACTCACGCTCTTTGCCCATTGGATTGTTCCTCTGAAGGCAAGGCGAGAACCGAGGCTCGTGCTCGCATGCGACGAGCCGTAGATCGCACCCGCATACGCAACACCGCCATACGCACTCGCGTTGTAGCTCGAACGGAGCACCACACGGGAGGCAGAACTACTGAACCATTGATAGTCGCAATAGTAAGTAGAGGAAGAACCACCACAATGTGAGGCAATAACATCCATAAACCTACCATTACGCACTCGTATAATGTATTTGTCGCTGGCTGTAATGCCTTGAACTTCGCGTGTGGTACCATCAGGCATCATAATCTGCCATACAGCCGTTTTGGTCTTGCGGTTAGTGCCGAGGCTGTCGGTTACGATTGCTCCGTTACCAATGCCTACTCGGCTCATCCACTCGCCACTATCGCCCTGCCAGTTCTCGTAGCCCATAACATTGACAGAAGTGCATTTTGTTAATGACTTGTCTTTGTAATAGAAACCACCATAGGCTTCATTGTTAGGGTTGATAGTGTCTGTCATACCAAGCATATCGGTGTAACCGCAGGTAGATGCGGTATTGCCAGTGCCATAACCACATTGCTTTTGGCTATCTCGGCGACCATATTTGGCGTAGAACAGGTTGGCGACATCTTTGTGCATCTCGTAGTCGATAGTTTGAAAACCCTCGCCTCGTGCAGCCGCATACTCAATATACTCTCCTGCTGTGAGTCCATTGGTCGCTTTTACTCCGCTAATTGAGCGCATAACATCGTTCTCGTAGTTTGCCTCGTAGATTGCGCCCAAGAATTCTTCGTGGAATACCCAGTCGGGTTCTACGGCAGCAACACTTGTCGAGTAGCACTTTACGCAGTAATCGGCATAGAGATTAGTATCAATCTCCTTCGGTGCAGTAAAGTAGAACCAAACAGCACCTTCGGGCACTTCGGTAAACAAGTAGTCGCCATTAACAAAACCGTTGTTACTTGTCATCTTTATAATGCTGATAACCTTGCCATCTTCATCAGCAAACGCAGAACAATAAGTACCAGATGCAATACCTACCCAACGGATTATCTTTAACCCCTCAACATTTATCTTGTAAACATTGTAGGTGTCATAAGTCTTCAATCCGTCCTCAACATTTCCACCTTCAACAAGGTTCGTCATAGCCAGTCCCATACCATCGTGCTTGTCGAGGTCTGCCAAAGCAACCTTTACTGACTGCTGACCTGCATCCTGTGGCTCTGTGGCAAGCGAAGAGTAAGCGTGATACTTTAAGTTGTTGAGGTAATCGTTGATACCCTTATACCAGTATTCAGGCTCATACATAAAAACATCGCCCTCATCGGCTTTTGTTTCATCTCTATCGCCTTTCAAGTTCGCATCAGTACCATCATAGTATTTTGCACGATTAGTATCGTCAAGTTGGCATACAAGCATCGTCTTGTTGCCCTGATACTTTGCGAGTACAGCGTGTCGCTTTTTGAGGATTTCGAGAATGTAGCCACTCGGCTCAAAAGGAACTTCGTGCGTTTCATCAGAGAACAGATAACCTGTTTTGTTATCCATATTGCTGACATTTGCATCGTTCTCCTCGGTGTCATCAAAGCAAAGTAGTGTAAATTGCTGGTTGATAATTTGGAGGTAAGGATAGCACTCAACAATCTTGTTGTAATCCTCCTCTGCCATATAGCGAGTAAGGGTGTACTTGCCGATAAGTTCGGGTGCACCGTTCTTATTCTCTGCGCCTTTGAGATGCATCATATCCAACAATACTTGACCATCGCCTTCGAGGTCTATATCGGTTACACGAACATATTGCAATGAGTTGTTAGGAGTATTCATAATATCCTCCAATACCTTCATCGCATCGAGTTTCGGGCAACTTACAATGTTCACCGTTTGGATATTAGCATAGCCGTCAATAACGAGGTTTGCATAATTGAGGTTTGGCAATCTGTCGAACAGCAACTGCACAAGTGTTTCAGGCAAATGCATATACTTGACAATCGAGCCGACAGGAAGATTAACAGCCGTAATCTTTGAACCTTGTGCATACAATCGCTCCAATGCGCTACATCCAGTCAAGCCCAAAGAACTCTGCAAGGTCGGGCAGTTTACAACATTTATGCTACGCAACAACGGGTGAGTGCCGAGCGTAAGAGTTGCCAACTTACCAATGTAACCCTCGGTTTCGTTACCAACAACCAACTCTTCAAGCAGTTTGCACGCTCCCACAACCAGTGTGGTCGGATACAATGGCGACAAATCGCCAAGACTGCGAATGCGGTCTGCCTGATAGATGTATGTTTCGGTGTCGTTAGGCACACTATTGGCTGGGGCGGTAAAAGTGTGGCTTTCTCCCTCGCGCATCAAGCGGCTACTATAACCTGCATTGCCACTAAATCGGAAACCGAAGTACCAATCTTGCGCTGCCGTAACATTGACAGATACATTGTAAGGCACACTACTATCTCCATTAGTATTTGCACGAAGGTAAACACTGCTCTCTCGGTATGTGCCAGTGCATCGTTTAGAGTTGAGGTAAGCAAAACGCTCGTACAACATCCACTTGCGGTGCTCCTCTCGACTACCTTGTGCAATTTCAAGATAGTCTTGTGCACTGCCGTCCTCTTCCGATGCATCACCATAACTATCAATGTACTTATATTTGCCGTCCTCGTTATACACGGTTTCACTCCACATATCACTTTGCTGGGTGTTAAACCAGTACAAAGCGCGCTCGTAGGTAAAACCGCCCTGCGACACCATACGCTCGTAAAGCACATTCTTGTCTGCTTCAAGGTTGCGCTCTATGAGGTTCCATATCACGCTACTCTCGCCATTGAACACAAACTTGCCAAGAGAGTCCTTATCGTGTGGCTCTACATAAGGGTGGAACTGGTTTCTACCCTCGTTGTTGAGTCCGAGGATAGTATCGTTATCGTAGAATATCGGATAACACAAACCATCAAAGAAAGCCCACATCATATTCTTTGCGCCTTGGTCGGCACAAAGCAAACCTTCACGAATAAGGTCATAACTTAACAACGCCTCCTTGTGGAAATACTGCTGGTACTCCGCAACAAAGCGCGCGTCCATAGCCGCCTTTTCCTCCTCGGTCAAGTTCTCGTTCAAGATGTTAAGCGAAGACAGCCAATCGCAAATGCGTTTGAGCTGTTTAGGTACTCTGCCTTGTGCATAGTGCTTGAACATGTTGTCATTGTCGGGATAACGAGGTTCAAAAGCAGTAGCCCAGTATGGCGCGTGTTTCTTACCCTCTGCATCGGTAGGCAACCAATCATTGTCAAACCAATCGGGAATATCATCGCCATATACCTGCGTTTCAAAGTCGCTGGTATGGAATAGGCACATTGCGTTACCATTATTGGTAAACTCCCAACACTCTACATTGTTCTCCACGAGGTATCCCTCTGCAACCTTTGCAAGACCATCGGTAAACGAAAGATTGTCGCGGTTTGTCCAGTTCTTGTTGTATGCATCCCACAACCACAATTCGCCCTTGTCAATCCACGAGCCAGCTGCTGTGTCATACTCAACGAGGTGGCGATAATAGTTGTCGTCTGTATCATCGTCAATAAGATACATAAGGTACTCACCATCATCATCTGCCTCTTTAAGCGCATCGGCATCCGCTTGCAATTGCGCAAGAGTGCCACCATACAATAGGTAATCATCGCGGTTAATCATACCCTTGTTGTAGCCCGAAATCTTCTCAAATCCAAAAGTATCTTGCGTACTCTTGTCATTATTGAAGTTGTATTTACCTATAAATACACGAGGACTGGTTTCGCTCTCTTGGTGGAACATAAGGATAGGGAAACCGTTGATGGTAGTTCTCACGGTGCTATCTACCTTTTGCGGTGGCGTTTTGATATCGCTCTTTACAAGCACCTCGTTGATGAAGTTTGCCGCACCCGTGTTGTGGGTACCCGAACTCTCGGCAAAGTCCGCTTTAAGACAAAATGTCTTCACAGCCTTTTGTGGTACGGTATTACCCAATCCGTCAAGTCCTCGCAATGCATACTTGCTTGCAGTCGCTCCTGACTGGGTGTAAACAATATCTTCGAGGAACTTGAATTTCCAGTTCTTACGAGGATAGTATTGCGAAGATGTACCCTGCACATCATTCTGCGCCTTACCACAAGTAAAGGAGAATTCAGGATGCAATCTATCTTCATAGATAATCTTTGTATCCTTCTTCTTGTCGCCTTTATAAGAAGGCAAAGCACCAATAAATGTGATGCAAGGGATTTTCTCTACTACCTTGTCATACTCAATCTCCGTGTCAGCACTATCCTCGTTAAGGATATTGTTTTCCTCCAACTTTTGGAACATAACATCAGTATCGTCCATATCGGCAATGTAGTTGTCTATCATTTGTCGATATGCGAGTGCATTGTCATACACACGGATATTGTAGATGTCGAGTTCGCAGTCCTCGTTACCGAATGTTATACCAACAGGAGGGTTCTGCACGAAGTAGTCGCTGGTGTCATACTGAATGACATTACTCATAATTCCGTTAAGGAATAAGAATATAAAGCGTTGCTCCGCTACGCTCTGTATTACAAATCCTACACGAATACGCTCATTCTGCTTGAACTTGGTGCTTACCTTCTTTTTGAGTGCAGATTGCAAATAGCACTCTTGGGCGTTGATAGCGAAACCAACAACACCCTGCAAGCAACTAATAAGAACTGCATCTTGGTCGTAGCAATTGCTACTACTGAACTCAATCTCTATGGTCTTACCCGTGTTTTTGCAGTCCGAGGCAAACGGCATATATGGTATATGTACCTGTGCACCCTTTGCGAGGTGTAACGACACCAGTCCGTTGTCGTCGGGTTTCCATCCGCTTTGGTCGTCAAAACCGCAGTTGATAAACTCCGCCTTAACAAGATTGCCAGCCTCGTCAGTGAAACTCCAATCATCTTTGTTTGTCGCCGCATTACTTCTACCCGATGAACTCAAATAGAGTGCGAGGGCATCACTCTCGGCGTTGATTTGTGTTTCTGCCTCAGTTACGGTAACAATAAGGTCGCGCCTTGCAACACCGCAACGGATAGAGAAGGTGTATTCGTCAGCTGCCTTTGCTCGGAAACTCCAAGTTTGGCGACTGCGGTCAATCTCCATCGAGGTGTTTAACACATCATTGATGTAGATTTCAACAGCCGATGTTACACTATTAGGGTCATACACTGCAAATGGAATAGTGATAGTTTTGTACTGCTCCACTTTCTTTGCATTCCACTCGGTAGCAATAAGAATAGTGCTATTGCCACTTTGTGTAACCATAAGGTCGAAGTATAGCACATTTGATGTCAGCATTACTCCGTCCGAAATCTCTCGCTCGGCATATACTTCAAGGCTGTGTGCACCGTGCGACAATGCGTTGGTGTCGATTGTTTTAACGCTTGTTGCTCCCGAAGATGTGATTGTTTCGGTGTCCAGTGGTGCGCCATCCAACAAAAAGTTCACTACTTTCGTTCCGCTACCAGTTACCACATAGCGGAATGGGATAGCGGTGCCTTTCTCAGTGATAGTCGCCAGCGAGTAACTTGATGTGATATTCAATGTTACCACCGTCAGTTTGATGTACGCTGATTGTGCGATAATACCATCGTCAGCGGTTATCTTTACACGCACAGAGTTTGTTCCAACACTTAACCAACTGCCAACATCAAAAGAGTTGATGCCCTGAATAATATCTTTGCTCTCTACACTTGAACCATTAACAATAAGTTCAGCACGACCACCATACTGGGTATCTACATTGGTGTTGATATTGTAGTGTCGCCAAGTAAATTCTACCGCATAGGGGTCATTCTCTTTGAGAGTGCCCGACATACCGCTGTCAATTACCAATTCGATAGCAGTAGGGTTGGTGTTACCACCACCGCCTTCGGGGAGTGTTACAGAACTCATAATCTCACCCTCTGCGTCTGTTAGCGACAACTGGCGTGTTGAGGCATCTACGACCAAACCTGCGGCAAGACCTTTCTGAATGTTCTCAAACTCCTCTGTTACCGTTTGGTTAGCAATGGGATTTTGGCTCTCCTTGTCGAGTTGCTTATCTACGGTTACTTCGTATTCAAGTTCTACCGTACCTTCTCTATTAGGAGCAATTGGGTCGCTACCATTAAATGAGATTGCCTGTATTTCGGGGAACCAACAGGTTTCATCCGCCCAATCCTCAATCTTCGTTCCTACGAATTGCCAAGTCTGCCACTTGTTAGCGGCACTCATAAAGGTAATCTTACGACCTGATGTGCGCAATTCTTCGGGGATAGCCATTGCCGCAGTGCCTCGGTTGTAGTATCCCTCTGCCTTTGGCGCAATCTCGTTTACATTGACGATATTACCAGTTACGGCACCACCGCCATTACCGAAGTTTTTCCAGTTAGCGACATCGGAAATCTCTCCACCTTGATACTGCTTGCTCTCCCAGCCTCCCGAAGTTAGGTAAGTAAGGATAACGCCTCTTGCATTTTCATACCCCTGTAAAACAGCGGCTATTGTGTAATGGTTGCCAATAACAGAGTGGTTGAGAACGGCGGATAAATCCTCAAATACAATATCTTCATTTAGAAATTGGTTTACATTAAATATCCGACTATTGAGTCGTTCGGTAATTTTGCTTTGAAAATTGGTAAAATCTTTCTTTAATTGACTACCTTCTGTGCCAGGAAATGCCTGACCTGCGTTTGAGCCTAATTTTGTATTTAATGAGTTAAGATTATTAATCCCATTGTACATATAGATTTCATCCATACCGCTATCCATATATACATAAATTTTATCTTTATATGGTTTACCATCGGTATCGGCAAAATAACTTCTACCATTCCAATCGTGATAGTATATATCAGTACCAAAGGGATGAAGAAGAAATCTATTGTTGGTTGTATCGTATAATACTTCTCTACTATCATCTTCTAATGGTACAGGTACTATAAGTGTATCTGGTGCTACGATTGTTTCCACTTCATCAGCAATAAATCCCGAAAACCTCACCGTACGGTGCGCTATCTCCTCGTCTTTATTCAATCCGATAGTGGCAGCATTCTCGTTAGCGGAGGATTGTGCTGTTTGCGCCTCTTGCAAAGCCTCCTTAATACGAGTATCGTATGAGGTGAGGTCGAAGTTGCCAGCACCTCCACTCTCGCCTGTGGCTGTCCATACACCAGCCGTTACACAACGATACAATGGTGCAGGGATAGTATTACCAACCGCTGCCCATTGACCTACTTCGGGGTTTGGAATTGCAGTCTGCAATGCCTCCAAAGACTCAAACAGACCGCAGTTAGGCTGTTTGATACCTTTGGCTCGCAACATACCATCTATATCAAGGTCGCCTTTTACTCTTGCATCGCCCTCAATAGTAGCATCTTTCCCGATATGTAGATTTTTGTGAATATCAACATCGCCCTCAAAGGTTTTATTCTCCTTTGTGGTCGTTTCGGTAATGGTTGCAGCGTTTTCCCAAATTCGGTCATATTTATTCCAGCGATACTTCACACTCCCGATGGTAAGGTAGTCGCCCTCCTTGCCACCTTCGGGGTATCTCGCCCATACAGCATCAATACTGCTGAATGAACCTAAATTATTCAAGTCGCTCATTTCTGTAATTCATTACTGATGTTTAACAAAATAGTTGCTAAATCCGCCTGCCCAATAGTTAGGGCTACGAGGTACGCCGTATAGTACACTATGGCAGGTTTTAACTTATGACATAGTTCTATGTTGCCATCCTCGATTTTAGGGATTGGGATATATCTTGCTCTCTTAACATATACCTTATCGCCAGCAGCACAAGAATAAAATTCGAGTACTTGCCCGATAGGTCTTGTTACAATGGCTATGACAGGTTTCTGCGGACAACCACGAGCACCGGGAAAGCGGCTCTGTTGTCTTGCATATAATGGGTCGTCTTCTGTGATGGCAATAGAAACAGCCCTGTCCCAATCACTCATCTGAAAACTTACAAGGCGCATAAAATCATCGGGGAGATGAATATACCCTCCGCCTAATCCGACACGCTCATTCCACCCCACGCTATGCTCTATATCCTTGCCTCCCTCCAATAAGTGGAGAGGGGCACTGCTCTCAACAATACGGGCGGCATCGGCGATTTTACTCTCAATGAGTTCGTCCAAAGAGAGTGTGTCGATGTCGCCCGTGTCAAGTAGTTGAGTGCTGGTCATATTTTGGTCGAGAGCAATACGAATATCTTTCATTATTTCTCTTACCTCATATACCATAGCAATCAGTATTAGATACCCACGAACTCAATTCCATTATCGGCAGCTGCCTCCTCAATTGCTTTCTTGCTACGCAACTTGGTACGGCTAATGCCAAACTTCTCACTCAGATAATCTTTTGCATCGTCCAAGCAAGTGATGGTAATCTTTGTAACATTACCCTCTGCCTCGGTGGTGTTATCCTCCTCGGCATTAGAGTCGTCCATATCACTCTCCGTAGGATTGATAGGAGTGTTGTCGTCCGCCTTCTTGTCCTCGGCATTGTTGTCCTCGGTAGGGTTAGGGGGCGTAGCAGGCTTTGTGGTAGCCTCTACTTTCACAGGTGTAGCAGCCTTTGCCTTCTTGACAGCGGTCTGTTCTGTAAAAGTCTTATCCTCCTTAAAGAGTTTGCCGAATTTGTGGTGCTTTTCAAGAGCCTGTTGCAGGTTCTCGTCATCTGTGTAAAAGACACTACCACCACCAGTCAGCGCAGAGAATGTGATGTGCGCGCTTGCCTTATCGGAAACTCTTACCGAGAGGCTGATGTGCGATTTTGCGATGTATTTTTTCTTTGCCATATTATTGGTATTTTTAATTTGTTCTATAAAAATGGGGGCAGGCGTTTTGCCCGCCCCCTACGGATAACCTATGAACATCACATCAAAAGGAGGTGTGTGAAAAGGTGCAATGCTCAATAGGAATAGGTGGTCTGTTATCCGATTATGCTGCCTTGGCGAGTCGCATACGAGCGTGTGCCTTTGCGTAGCGGAGGTACAAGCAAGCAACCTCCTGAATAACTACGGCATCGGTATTGCGTACACCTGCCTTCTTCAAATCGAGGATATTACGGCTCCACGAGAGGTGTGTCTTCTTGGTAAGATACTCAGGGTCCATTGCGAAACCGCAATCAGACATTCCATTAGCATCGAACAACTCGTGGTGGATAGTAAGAACCTCGCCAAAGTCGGTATCCCAGCTCTTGAACTTCAAGTTCCAAACCTCTACGGTGTCCTTCAAGCGGAATTTCTCAGACTTAATCTTCGAGAATGCCGAGAGCATATCCGAACCACAGAACATAATCTTGCGCTTATTACCGATACCCGTACCAACAAAGAGGTCTTTGGTAATATCAACAAGGTTCTCGTCCGAGATAACGGCACACTTCTTCTCTGCATCCCAGTCGCCAACCTCGATGTCCTTACCAGCCATATACCAAATACCGCCAGTGAACCAAGTTGCCATACCATTCTTTGTGGTGTGGTAAATCTTATTCTTCACTCCAAACAAGTAGGTGTTCTCCTGCGAGAGTCGCATATCGTAGATGCCGTCCTCCTCAATATCGCTGAACGACCAATCAACCTCTTTTGCGGCAATCTTGTCGAAAGTGGACTGCTCAACCTGAATCATAAAGTTTTGGCAGTACTGGATTTCAGCGGTAGGAATGTTATTAAAACGACCAGTCTGTACATCCAACTCACCGCACGCCTTACCCATACGCACCAATGTGGTACCAGCAGGGATAGCAGGAAGCCAAATTGCCTGTTTCTTGCTGTCCAAGTTGCCATTTACAGCATAGACAGTAGGCATTGAGGTGCTGTCGTTTCGTCCGCATACACACAATACGAGGTCAGGAGCATTCTCATCATCTGCATCGTAAGCGTTGCCCTTCTCGTCATACTTACCCTTAACACCTACAACACGAATGGTATCATCAAGCGTGAACATATTAGGGTCATCGACCTCCAATGCAACACTTGCGCCCGATGCCTGTGCGGAAATATCGCCAGTGGTCTTGCACGAAATAGGACGGGTACCCACGCTGTAATACTTAACCTCGAAAGAGTCGCTATGTTGCGCCTTTGCGTGTCGGCTAATCTGGTCGACAGGCGTTGCCATAGGTCTAATCTTGGTAATGCGCTGGTCAATGTCCTTTGTGTAAAATTCGGGGTCGCCGTTCTCACGACCAGCCGACTCGGTTGCGATACCATCGTTGCCTGCACCATCGCCAACACTTGCGCCAGCGGCGGTCTTACCAGCATCAGGCAGTTCAGAGGCGTTAGCCATCATCACACCCGAAGTTGCTCCAAATACAATTGCAAGGAGCGTGAGCATTAAGCCCAACATCTTAAAAGATGCATTCTTCAACTTCTTCATAGTTTACTCTTTTTTTTGGTTTGACTTTATGTTAATTGCTTGCTTTAATGCGCTTCTCGTTACCACGCTCCCAAATAGTCTTGTTGTTGTCGCCCAACTGGTCAAGAACACCGAGGGAAGGTGCGCTTTGATGTTTAGGCTTACTGCTCTTGCCGTCAAGCGATGCAGTGCCATCTCCGCTTTTCTTCTTGCGCAGTTTCTCCTCAATCTTGGTGTTGCGTCCCTTAACCTCGCCCTCGTGCGATGCTTGTGCAACATCGGCATCGTGGTTTAGTGCTTTGCGTGCCATCTCAATTGTTTCAGGAGCAAACTTACCCATCACACCATCGCGTACAATAGTAATGATGAACTGCATAATCTTGTCTATCTCATCATCGCTCACGCCCTGTTTCTCCTGCATCTCTTCGAGATAAGAAAGCGATGCGGCGAGATTAGTTTGGTATGCCTCCTCATACTCCTTCTCCTTTGCAACACGCTCAACAAATTCCTTTTGAGCAGCTGCAATCTCCTCTTGGCGTTCAGGGTCGTCAATAGCCTCTTTAATCTCTGTGCCGAACTGACGAATAAGACCGATTGTAGGGTCTTCACCATTGCGCCAGTTCATCAAGAAAGATGCGGCACGAGGGTCGGCTGTAAACATATCGGAGAAAGTGCGCTCTCGCTCCTTATACTCTGCAAGTTGCTTGTCGTAATCATCGTAATCATCGTTGATTTGACCGAAAAGCGCATCGTCGTCCTCAAAAACTTTATCGGGATATTTTCCCTTCATTCTCTCCAACGCTAAATCGCGTTTTGTTTTAACGGGGTTGTTATCAGTCTTTTCCATTCTGCGATAGTTTTTAGAATTTCTTTATTGGCAAATATAGGCGTTAAAAACTGCTCCAATCTTTTATTTATTAACTCGCGTAATTCATAAATTTACAGAAGAGTTACTTGCTCATTTATTGAAAGTTATGAAACATCGCGGTTGCAAATGCGAGTACGCAGAAGAGCGAAATAATGACCTTATGCGTGCGTACATAGAAGAAATCGAGTCTTGCGATAATATAGTATTGCCGCAAGTATTCAGCCGCATTGTCAATAAGCCGTCAAAGCGTTTTTGGGTAAGTGCCGAAAGAGCTGCAATAGTAGTATCAAGTATGATGCGTGGCAATAGACTGACTTCGATGTCATACTCCACACGCAAAGAGATGTTTTATGAAATATATCGTCGTGTTGTAGAACTCAAAGAAAAATATCCAACGAGGTCTATTTACGAACTTACTTGTCAGGTGGTATTGGAACCTGCTCCTAAATTCTACTTAACTGCTGGCTCTGCAAAGGTTATTATTCATAGAACTAAAAAACGATGGTACGAGAGAAGAATGCAAAGATTGCAACGCTTGCACTGTCAGCGGTAGTCTTTATTATATATCTACTTGATGTCGATGCCTCAAATGTCGGATTGTATGCTGGCGCACCGTGGCATCATAGATTGTTGTATCATTTTGCTCACGCATCATTCCTTCACGCTTTAATGAATATATGGTGCTTGCTGTGTGTGGTTTTTAAGTTTGATGTGTCTTTATGGACTTTGCTTACGGCATTTGCGGTGGCAACACTATTCCCCATAGATACATTGCACAGCATATTTCCAAACGACTGCTTTTCAATCCCCACTATCGGACTATCAGGCGTATGTTATGCTCTTATGGGCTACATTGCATTTATGGTGCAACGCAAAGTATATTACCACTCGTGGTTAGCGTTTTACATCGCCATTGGTTTTATTATCCCTAATGTGAACGGCTGGATACACCTTTATTGCTACATAGTAGGTCTTGCAGTCGGGTACCTAAATAAGCCTATCAAATGTTAGATGCGGTAAAAAATATCCTTGCCGAAAATGCGAGGCGTCTTGCCGTTATCAATGCTCCGTTCAATCCATACACAGGTGAGGGCGCAGTAGGAGAGCGCACAAAGGTTGTCATTAAGGATTTCCCAATCCCAGTACAATGGCTACCCAATGAGATGTTGGAATACCCTCTCGTTAAGAAACTTATCAAATATGGCTCTGTGCAAGAGTTCCTTGAAAAAGAACTCAAAGTAGAAAACACCGAGGAGGATAGGTTGAAAACGATTGATGCGTTTGTTCGCATTCGTATCAAGGAGGATTTCTGCTTTTGGGCTGCTACCTATGTATATATCAAAAATAAAGGTGGTGGCGAAGATGTCTTATTCGTCCTAACTCGTCCTCAAAGGCGTTTTGTTCGCAAGTTAGAGAAACTGCGCAGAGCAGGTAAGCCGATACGATTAGTATTGCTTAAAGCAAGACAATGGGGTGGTTCTACCACATCGCAGTTGTATATGGCGTGGTTGCAACTTGTGCATCAAACTGGTTTGAACTCTCTTATCATTGCGCATCAGGGTACTGCATCCGATGAAATTAAGGATATGTTTGACCGAATGATTAAAGCATATCCTGTCGAACTATTACACGATATTGGCGAGGCTTACAACGAGAATGAACCAAAGTTGGTAGGTGTTGGTAAATCGGGCGCAATTCATCGAGTGCCACAGCGAAATTGCAAGATTAAACTTGGTACTGCTGAACGCCCCGACTCGTGTCGTGGTGGTGATTATAACCTTGTGCATTGCTCCGAGGTCGGTATATGGAAGAAAACTGACGGAAAGCGTCCCGAAGATATTGTGCGCTCAGCCTGCTCTGGCATTCTCTTGAAACCATATACAATGATTGTGTATGAGTCCACTGCTAATGGTACTGGTAATTTCTTCCAGCGAGAATATGATGCAGCCAAGAAAAAGCAATCGCAGTTTGAGGCTATGTTTATTTCGTGGTTTGACATTGACCAATACTCTGCTCCTATTGAGGATATAGAGGCATTTGCAAACTGGCTTTACCTCAATAGAAATAATGATAATGCAAACTCTAACCGTGAGGAGAGTGGCAAATATCTATGGTGGCTGTGGGAGCGTGGTGCAACATTGGAGGCTATAAACTGGTATATTCAGGAACGCTCAAAATATACTGACCACGGACAAATGGCATCAGAGTATCCGTCTGATGATGTTGAGGCGTTTGTGCATTCAGGCGCACGAGTCTTTGATAAATATAAGGTTGAATTGTTGCGACCTATGTGTAAACCTCCGCGATATATTGGAGATGTTTATGGCGATGGTGATGAGGGCGAAGATGCCCTACTCAATCTACGGTTTGCAGAAGACCATCAGGGGCAGTTTTGGATATGGGCATTGCCCGAAATAGATGACGACATAGAAATTACAGACCGATATTTGGTTGTTGTGGATATTGGTGGTCGCTCAAAAGATGCAGACTGGTCTGTAATTACCGTAATTGACCGTTTGTTTATGATGGACGGAGGTTTGCCGTCTATCGTTGCACAATGGTATGGTCATATAGATATGGACTTGTTGGCGTGGAAATCTGCACAGATAGCTGCTTTCTATGATGAGGCATTGCTCGTAATTGAGAGTAATACGGCAGAAACAAAAGATAAGGAGCGTAATGTTGATGGCGACCAGTCGCAATATATCCTCAATCGAGTAAAGGGCGTTTACAATAACCTTTACGCTCGTAAGCAGAGCGAGGACGACATCATTAACAAGGTGCCTAAAAAGATTGGTTTCCATACTAATATAGCAACTAAACCAATGGTTATATCGACACTCGTTAAGGTTATCCGTGAAACTTTGTATGTAGAACGCGATGAAAGATGTCTTGATGAGTATCTGACATACGAAAAAGTTGGTTCGCAGTACGGTGCTATTTCAGGCAAACACGATGACTTGTTAATGACTCGTGCCATAGGTTTACATATTTGCTACAATGAAATGGAGTTGCCAACAGAAAAGAAGCGCATTCACAATACAAATAGACCAAGAGCAGGCAGAATTATATCAGCTGCAACAATTTAAGTATAACCTATAAATAGTAGATGTATGAATATTTTTAAGAAATTTAGAGCATTTCTGCGTTTCCGCGAGGCGGTAAAACTGGCAGACCAAGCACACGCAAAGAACCACCATCGGTTTTATGTATTGCCAACCAAGGACGGTAAACTGGTTGTTACGGATAGAAAGAACTTTCGAGGGTTAAGGCGCAAAGGCTACATATCGCGCGATGCGAAGGTGCCCGAACTATCTACGCATAGCATTTACCACACAGGCGATGCGCGAGGATTAGGAGGTGTGTTACCTGAATATCTCCGAGAGAAATTCAATGACTACATTAAGTATTTGAAGAAACAGGAGAAATGACAAGGGAGAGGCATCGCCTCTCCCCATTGTTTTATGCTGCCATCTGCGGATGTCGCAACATCTGATGTGCTTTGTTTACTGCACCCATATTTGCGCCTTGTTGTACTTGCGCCATAAGTTGCGGAGAAATACCATCGACCTGCTCTCCTCTTTCGAGTTGCTCTTGCTGGCTTTGTAAACTTTGCAATAACTCGTCTGCAAATGGGAAATCTCCGTGTTGCAGGAGGTGTTGCAATGAAATCTGACCATTACGCCAAATCTCCATAAGGAATTCGTTAGCCATCTGTCGATATGCAGGTGTTGCAGTACTCTCTACAATGCTCAAATCAAACTCCACATCTCGTATCTTCTTCGGGTCATACTCAATTTGTGCGCCGTTCTTGCCAGCGATATTGAACACGCGCTTGCTATCGTAATACTGCTGCATATTCTTGACATCCTTATATGCTGCATCAATGATGAACATAGAGAAACTATCAAGCAAATCAAGTAACGATGTGGTTGCGTTTTGCGACTGTTGATTGTATAGACTTGCACTCATACCTGAGAAACCCGGCTTGCCTTGCAATGCTCCATTGACACCTGATATATCCTCAAAGAACTTCAACTGGATATTCAGCAACTCCGAGATGCCGATATTAGTTGAGTTGTTGGCAATCTGTTGAGGTATTTGTGCAGTACCCTTGGTCTTAATCGCAATAACACCGTTAAATCTGCTCCACTCATCTGCAATGTCGTTAATATCCATACCCTTCGGCAGACACTCTTCGGGAAATAGAAGTACGCCCTTTGCGCTTGCCCTCATAATCCAGTCATAAAGGGTAATCAGGCGGTTAGTGTATCGCTGTTGGTCGATAACATCGGCAACAAACGAATGAGTTTCACCATCAAGGAATGGATAAATCTTGAATACATAAGGGTGGCTCTTGTGTTCGTATGGTGTTTCACCCTCTCGCAAGATATGTCCAAATGGTGTCAAATAGTAGAAATACCAATAGTCATCCATAAACCATTTTGCCTCAATGAGAGGAATGTCATCTATTGGCATTCCAGCTGCGACACCTTTCTGAATACGAGATTTATTAACAGAGCCTACCAACTCTTCGTAATCCTCAATCTCAATTTTGAACACATCGCCATTGTTATAGTCGTGGCATCGGTAACGCGGTTTGCTTTCCTTGCGCCACACCTCGATTACACGGCAACGGCTTGGGTCGCTTGTAAACAAGAAGTCGTAATTCTTGATACGAGAATACCCAAATTTTTCACAGTTGAGAGAAAGATAGTGCTTTTGCCTTGCCATCGCATAAATCTGTGATAGTTTCGTATAGTCTTCGGGCGACTCTGCGAACTGCCCACATAGCGTTTCAAAACTTACATCGTGTACCTCACCGATGCACCCTACATCCCAGCCACGAAAATCGCGCATATTGTTATCGATGAAGAAATTGTTAGGGTTTACATAGTCTGTCCAGCAGTCGCTTTTGTCATTGCGCCAGCCGAACCACTTACGGTGGACTATCATACCGCTAATCAAAAACTCCTCCATACTACGGGCATACACCTCTGACATACGGTTCATCTGCATATTGCATTGCAGAATTGTACTCATAGTTTCGCCCAACTTCTGCTCATCACGGTCACGAGCCGTACAGGTAGGCTCTTTGGCTTGGCTACGATATACGCCCAACACATTACGCACCAAACGGCGTATAAGGTTATTTTTAAGGGGTACATTGCCTTGTGTCTTGATGTACTCCTCCTCTGTCATTTGCTTTCCATCTACCGTGATAACATCTTTCCATTGGTCGCCGTATGCGTACCGTTTGTTACGCTCTCTGTCGAGTCGAAAGCGGCTCATATTATCCCAGTATTGCTGTGCCTCCATCAATACGCTGAACGCACGGCGGTCACCCCATTGTTTAGATGCGGCGATAGAGTCCATCTCAATATCGGGACGAACTCTGCTTAACGGTATCAATCTTTCCTCTGCCATTGCTTTGCTGATTGTGCGTTTGACGCTTGTAGTGATTATCTCACGCAAAGATAACCACCACAAACATCTACCGCTTTTTATTTGTTACTTTCGTCCTGTCTTTTGAGTTCATCGAGCATTTCAGCCTTTAACTCCATAATAGTAGTTTCTAACTCTTCACGCTCTTCGGGAGTTGTCATCTTCAAGGCATTGTTGAGTTTAGTAATAGCCTTTTGGTAGCCATTAACCGTTTTGTAACGCTGGAATATAGGCGAAGATATAAGGCTATCCAATTTCTCTGCATACTCCATAGAACCCATTTTAAGTTGCTTTTTGTATCCACTAAAAAGGTGTTCCGTTTCTTTTGCATCGTCTAACGCCTCAAAGTACTCTCTGTTAAGTTGGCTACCAGATGTGCGTTCATCTGCTTCTTGATAGAAACTGCTTACTACTGGCACATTTCGCCACTCACGAGCATCTTTGTCCCAAAGCATTGAGAATGTTTTGATAGTTTTATTGACGGTCTTGCCTACACCACCGAGATAACTCTCAAAAAGATGTTCTACTACGGCAGGATTAATGTCAATCATACCACTCTTTACATTGTCGCCACCAGTTGTTTCATTGAGCCATTTTGCACCCGACACAAGGAACCCATTTGTACCCTTATATGCCTTTGTCCATTCAGGGTCAAGTTTGTTGTAATCGTTCTTTCGGTAAATAGGTTTGCCAAAATAGTCTTTATTAACAACAAGTTGAGCAAAAGGTTGAGCAATAGTAGGCGTAAAGTTCACCGCCATATTACCAGCGTTACCAGTATAGTCCAATGGTAGCAGACTCGCAAAACCCTGAACAGCCTTTGATAAGGCATTTTCTACGGTTTCTTTGCCCATTAGGCACGAATACGCCAACTCTCCCATACCATAGAATGGTCTAACCTCGTGAGGCAATGGAATAGTGATAAATCCATTATCCGACCACGGCAAATATAGTACGATGTTGTTGCGCCTTACCCATTCAGGTAAATCCCAGTAGCCATTACGCTCATCGTCATCATCTCCCAACATTGCCTGCATTGCTACCGCCAGCATAGGTGCGATAAAGCCTGCTGTTGTGAACGAAGATAGTGCTAATGTCGTTTTTACTGGGTGCTTGTACATCAGTCGTCCAAAGTTCGTTAAGCCTTGTATGGTAGCATTAAAGAAGATGTAGGCAAAATTCATAACGCTTGCACCGAGAGTACCGCGCCCCTTCTTATTAAAGTTTACCGTTACCTCTTTTGCATCCCATACGCTCTGCGATACACTGCGCCCCATTTGTCTTGATGTCATATACACCATAAAGCGCGTGGTATCCTCCGCACTGCGGTTCAAGAACTCTACGCTATCCCACAAACCTCTCCACGCTTTCTTGGCAATTGTAACCTTGCCACCTTGCGCTTCCTCGATAAAGCGTTTCATATTGCGTTTATAGTCCTCAACGGTGTTTATTTGAGTAAAACCAGTTTCTCCGCCATTGCGTATAAACTCCTCGAAGTAACGCTCAATCTCTACATTGGTGTCCAGTGTGCCTTTTTGGAACTTATGTATCAAACGAGGTAGCATACCTTTGAGCAATGCACCTGAAATGTTCTTGGTGTATTGTGCTGTATATTTCTTATCCTCCTTGATGGCAACTGCGGTGCCAGCCCATATCACATCGCGCGAAAGGTTAGTAAAGATGAACGCAGGGTTTTGTGATGTAAACATACGAGCCATAAAATTCTTGACAGACATAGCCGCTTTGTATAAGTTGCTTGGGTCAGAGTTAGGATTTGTCAGTCCGTTTATCGCTTGCGCTGCGATAGGGTTACCGTTTATAAAAATCAAATACTCCTTACCGTTTCGGCTAACTCGAACCGTATGCTCTTGCCCCTCCCATTTTGTAGCGTGCAATCCCAGTTTAAGACCTGTGCGCTCTTTTGTCGCATTGTTACCCAAAGCCTCCATATCTTTCTCGTGTTGCTCAACGATAGCCGCTACTTCATCAGCTGTCGCATCTTCGGGAATAATAGGGTTGTTAGGCTCCCATACGCCCATAGCGTTCTTTACATACCATTGCTCACTTACGGTGGCAAGACTTGTCGGATTGTTCAATACAAAGTTCAAGAATTTCTGTTTCATTAGATTTCTGTTACCTTGTGCGATGGCACTCTCTGCCATATATCCGATAGTCGCCAATGGGTCATCGGCAATACTGCTACGACCTTGCGCTGTTTTGAGCGTAGGCGATAGCATTAACCTATTGCTTGTTAGATACTCATACTCGTTTGCGGCAACATTTGCATCCCAACCACGAAGAGGAATGTAATACTCAAACATATCGCGCACCTTCTCGTATGTGTCTTTCTGCATAAGTCCACTTTCGTAACTCTTACGCAATGTTTCCTTTGTGGCAGCGTTCACTCTATCCCAAAATACATAGGTGTCGTGTACTTTCTCAAACTCATCGACCATTTCTTGTGCAAGGTCGGTAAAGTTATCGGGGTCTTGTGTTAGTTCGGTTAAGCCCGAATAGTCGCGCTTTACCTCTCCGTCCCAAGTGCCACCATCTTTTTCTGCATCACGCTTTGAGAATACCTCGTTACGCTCCAAACCGTGTTTAGCAATCATATAGCGAACAATGTCGTTATATTCTGCGCCCTCCTCAATAAGACCTCGTACCGCATCCTGCAACGGCTTGTAGTAATCACGCATATAGATTTCTGCTTGCGCCTTATTCTCGGAACTCATACGGTTCTCCGCTTTGTATGCGTCCTCAAAATCGTGTAGGTCGTTACCTGTTTCTTCGAGAATAGCACTATACAACTCGCGCAAAGACAACATACTATCTTGGTATGCCTCTTGCAGTCTATGAGCCATATTGTCTAATTTCTTAACACTTCCACTCTTATTAGGCGTTCTTACTGCCTCATTGTACTTATG